CTCCGAATGTTGCCTACATTTGGCATTCTGGCAATCCTATCTTCAATCTTTTGTTCTTTCTTCAAACGACTAGCATCAGTATACTGAGCCACTGGGTTCTTCGCTTGCTTCAACTCATGATTGTCCTTGAACTTCTCAATGGCACGCTCAACCTCCTTCAGCTCTTGTGGTGTCCAATTTGCCTGCAAGAACTTGATTCTCCAGTTGTCCTGAGATGCTTGTAGCCGCTTCAACTTTGACTTCTCTGAGTCAGTCATGATGATTGTTTGTTTTATTTGGTTTTGATATTTATCAATTTCCAACCTAACGGTTGGTACGGGCCAGGGGACATGAGCAGTCAGTCCCCATAGTTGTAACGTGCACAACGCACCTGAAAACATGGTGCGAACGTTTCTTTAACGACGCCGTCGACGTCAAATAATGCGCCACCCTATCAACTGTAATCCACGTCTCGCAACGTACAAAACCCTGGATGACACAAAACACAAGGGAGGACTTTCACAGATAGAATTTGTTCCTCCATGGCCTCTATATCTTGTTCAGACAGATCGTATCTGTCTGCAACCATGGCCAGACCTTGCTCCCTAGACAATTCTGCAGCTCTCACCTTGTAGATAGAATCTTCAAACCATGCTCCTAACTTAGCCTCTGGGCGCAGCTTAGCCTTAGAATGCTTTCCCCTTCTCGCCAGCCGTTTAAAAGCTCCCAAAATAGGGTAATGATCAGGAACCTGGACACTTGCCCAAATGGCGAACAAACAAGTCCAGGCGGCCTCCTGATAGGTAGCCCCTTTCTCCACTAAGCTACAAGGGTCTCTCATGAGTTTTCCAAGTTTGAGGCAGGCTGAAGGCAACACATTCCAAGTGCCATCCCAATACACGCCTTTGAGAAAAGTCATCCCGTTCACATCAGAATGGAATTTTGTTTTAGTCTTCAACCCCAATTCAGGGCTAAATTCATCAAAAGATATGAGATCACAGAGGTCCTCGCTAACAACCAGCAAGTGTGAGCTTGTATATTGTGGAGTGAACCCAAGTCGGAAGTGGTTCCGATGCCAGTTCTCATATTCGGCCTAGACAAAACATCTAACCTCGTGAGCAACGTCGGATCTGTATCAAGATCTTTTGGTACACTCATAGTGGCTTTCATCGGCATCGAATTTATAGCAAAATGGTAGGCCCACCAACCTCCAAACAACTCCAAAGGCATCACGGGGTCTAAAATAACAGAATCTCCCTGGAAAAACTCCTGGGCTTGGGACTGGTCATAAGATGAATAATCTGACTCCATGGCAACAGATCCAAACTCTGAAGCATATCGCCCGAAACTAACAGAGGTGTCGTCACAAGACACTATCACCACCAAAGCGTCGTCGTCCCGATGCAACCTAGAATAAAAATCCAGCTTCTCTTTTGTAACAGTCGCTACCACAAATCTGACCTCATATCTTCCCACTTGCCAAGAATGTTCTCCATCATATGTCGTCTTTATTGTTTTTGCGATGAACCTTGCAACAGGGAGAACCTTAGTCTGGACTGTGGTATCAACGTTCTTGACTGACCGGGGCTTGACTCGCACAGGTTGACCAGGGATGGATGCTGACTTGACCGTCTCGTCGTATTTAACCTGGAATTTGGTTTTAAATCTCTCTTCTCCATTATCAATCCTATCACAGGCTTCCATGAAAGCTTTTCCTTTTTGACCCTTCAAAGCAAGAGCACACTCTTCTCTTGTGGCCTTGCGGTGTTCAGGATCATACAGCATATGCTGTTGTAATAGCTTCTAAACCGGTGTCAAAACACGGACTAATCTTGCCC